CAAAGATGAACTGGGAGTTATTTGCAAGGAAGTTCTTGTAGTAGTTCTTGACTGGAGCATTTCCATCTTCCTCACTGTCAAGTGCCTTAGATACAGACAGATTTGTTTCCAGAATCTGTCCACCAACACCTGTTACAGTTCCTGTATCATCAACAACAGCAATGTGCATGGCATCATTTTTGCCAAGTTTGCCCTTAGCATACTGGTTGTCTACTGGTCTAGGAGCAATAGAGTTCCAGAAGATGGTTGAGTTAGATAGACCAAGAGTTTGCTGATCATACCAGTCAACGACAGTAGCAGCAGAAACTTCAGCGTGAGATGCTCCACCACCACCAGTGTTAATACCAGAGTTGTTTACAAAGGTAATGGAATCAGCAGCCTCAATGGACTGACTAGGACTTCCAATTTGATAATCGATAGCATATTCAGTTCCACTGTCAGTTGCAGCAGCAGATACCCTACTCAGAATCTTAACATCAAAGGAACTTGCCTCTACAGATGAGGAATCAGTGGTAACACCAGTGATGATACCCTTCAGATGTCCTTTAAACGAGGAGGTTGTACCAGCACCAGGGATTGCTACATTATCAAGAGCAACAGTAACACCAAAACCAACTGTGGCACCAGCAGCACCAGGATCAGTCGTGGTAATACCAATGGTCTGGTCAGCAAAGTTATCAATAGTGCAGACTTTCAGACTGTTATTGATTTCACCAGGTTCTCTTGAGGCATAGAACCAATCACCACCAGTTGCATGTGATTGGTTATAGTTATCAAAGTTTTTAATTTTAAGGTCTGTAGAGAATCCAGCAACAGTACCAGCATTGGCGTTAGCAAGATTTGTTCCATCAATTCTTACTACTTGGAGAGTGCCTCCATATCCGAGGAACTCAGATGCAACCATCCAATCCTCATACTGTCTGTCATTATCCTGAGGTCTTCCAAAGACACTCAGCAGTTCGCTTTGACTGCTAATCTGTACCACTTCTTCAACAGGTCCACTTTTAAATGGTGCAGCAATAGCACCAATATTATCAAGAACATTATCAGGTCTTCCAACTGTAAGGTCTATCTCTCTGACCAATACACCTGGAGATAATTGAGGAGTTGCCATTAAATTTCTCTCCTTAGTTCTCATTATTGACTGAAATTATTTAGATTTTTCAAGTGTTTCAGTGGGGAAATGAGAAGTGAACTACCAGTCTGGATACTGCCAATCAACAAATGGTGTCTTTTTCTTCCTTGATTCTACAATCCTTTTGATAGTACATTCTTTACACTCGTAAGAATATGAGGACGCCACGGGTCCCCTATCTTTTCTTGTCCTGTAAAAACTATCTACCAGATTCATCTCCTTCTCACAAACCCTACACACTCTTGTATCAAGAAGAAGATGACCTAGTTTAATCTGCTCATCAAAGTCCATATTCTGGTTCTTCTTCTAATACTGAATGTCTAAACTTTTCAACATCAAAATATGATGTACGATTCATCCTACCTTCCCTCTCATCCAGCACCTCATTAATGAGTATCTTCAACTCTTTCACAAGTTCAGGAGTAATAACCCTTCTAGGGGTTACACTCATTGGAACAGTTCTACTAGGTTTTTTTGATTTTGATCTGGAGATTCCCATCCCCTGTGTGTCAATCTTACTCATTAATTTCTCCAATAACCCAAGATTTTAAACTATGACCATGAATATGCCATTCAGTATCTATAACACAATCTTCAGGGACAATAAGACAGAATCCAATACCAAGATTAAAAACTTTCCTCATCTCTTCCTCTTCAATATCTCCTGCCTGTTGTATCTTATTGAATAGTTCTGGTCTCACCCATGATTTATAATCAACATTAGCAGTCAATCCCTCTGGTAAACATCTAGGAAGATTACCTGGAATACCACCACCAGTGATGTGTGCCATACCTAGAATAGGAACCTCATCCAATAAGACCTGAATAAGTGGAGAATAAATGGTTGTAGGTGTCAACAACTCTGGCATGTCCTTATACTTAATATAATTTCTCCACAACATATCATTGATGATGGAATAACCATTACTATGAAGACCACTACTCTCAATACCTATAATCTTATCACCTGGTTTGATGATACTTCCATCAACAATATCCCTCTTCTCCACTATTCCTGTGCAGAAACCAGCAAGGTCATACTCAGTTGCCCTGTAGTGTTCAGCGGTCTCTCCACCTAAAAGTTGCATATCAGAAATCTCACAACCCTTGATAATACCAGAGATAATATCATCCACATTACTGTCCAATTTTTTAGTGGAGATGTAATCTAGAAAATATAATGGTTTAGCACCACAACAGATCACATCATTGACACACATGGCAACAAGATCCTGACCAATAGTGGTGTAATCAAAAGCGATTCTACAGATATTGATTTTGGTTCCCACCCCATCAGCACCAGATACTAAAACAGGTTCCTCATATCCAGAAGGAACCTGAAGCATACCATTAAATCCACCAATAGATGGGAGTTTTGTTTTGAGTCTATCCACAAAAGCATCACCTGCTTCTATGTCTACACCAGAAGATTTATAGTTCATTGATGATACCCCTCCTTACAAGGTCAAGTCTTTCAAGTTTCCAAGCAATATAGTCAATAGTTGGAACACACTGTGTATTCCAACCAACAAATCCGTGTGTTTCTCCTGATGGATGGATCCAACAGGGAGCATCATCATTTTCAAGATCTAATGACTCCCTGTATGCTTCATCACCCATCATTACCACTGCTATTTCAGCCTCATTTAAAACACTGAAACAACTAAAATTACCTTCTCTAATGATGTCAGGGATTTTCTGCTTCATACTTCAGTACACATTCTTTCAATGATTTAGTGGTCATACCAGGTGTCGCTCCTGCCCATAGTGCCTCCCTTTCAATCCTTACGATTGTTGGATCTTTGAGACCATACAAGTTTATTGCGTTTTCTGTGTGTTCATAAGGAACCTCACCAGAATCCGTGTATATTCTATCTAGCCTTGTATTGTAAAGACCAGCCTTACAGTCCTGAACAACATGCCATCCCTCATGTCTGAGCACATCAATAAGTGCTTCGTAATCATTATCAATGTGACCCATGTTCAGATAAATCACATTAGCATCTGAATAATACAGACCACGATAGTTTTCCTTAAAGTAATAAGGGAATGCCTTATAAACTCCTATATGTAACTCTTCAAGATTAGCAAGGATATCCCTCACCTCACCCTCATAGTCCTCTGATTTTACCTCATAAACTTCTTTGGTACAATCATTCCTTCTCATACATCCCCTACCATCATATTCAGATGACAATGCTGGTAATGTAATCAGTGATGCTGTTGCCAATAACGTAAGTAGTTTTTTCATCTGTAGTCCCACATAAATGAACGGTCACCATACTCATCAGAGAACCATCTGTCACCATCATCATCCACAAATGTGCTATCATCTAGTCCATCATTTATGAATCCAAAAGGTGCCATGTCCTGTTCAATCTGATTCTTCTGTTCCTGATAGATTCTCTTTCTTACATCCTGATCAGTAAGTTCCTTGAAATAATCTTGAGCAACCAACCAGGCATATAATACCAGACACATTGCTAAGTCATCATTACATCCCTCCTCTGCCTCAAATGAATTGTGTTTAGATACGAATGTTGTGAGTTCTGAGATAATCTCATAATCATTGAAGATGAGTTTATTCTCCTCAACAAGTGCTTTAAGATTAAGTGACCCAACCTTTTTAACTGTCTTAGACATCTTAAGTCCAAGTTGTGTTTTGGTTCCAGAGAATCCTTGACCCACAACCTGTCCTGCCCTACCCCTCATCGCACACATCAGTAGGTTCTGGTATTCTAGGTCATACTGTAGGATACTGGCAACCTGGTCTCCAATGTCGTTGACCTCACAGAGGATGAATGCCTCATTGTATTTTCTTGCCACCTCCCATATGATGTTGGGGAATAGCATTGGTTTTATTTCATTGTTCCTATATTTTGCCACAACCTTGTGTGGAAATTCTGTAATGTCCACTACAACAAAGGCGGAATAATCATTACCCACACCCCTTGCCACGTCAACAGTCATCACATAGTCATGCTTTTTCTTGGGCGGTTCATATACATCTAATCCAGCATTCCTTTGAATTGGATTATCATAGATGAGGGTTTTAAGTTTGCTAGGAGCAATCAGGGTATCAACAGATCCTAGAAACTCACACTCAAACTCAATCTTGAACTGTTGTTCAGAGGTGTTCTTGATTGTCTGTTTTTTCCACTTCTCATCCCTACCAGGAACCTGTGACCAGTGAACATCAGTTGGAATATAATCATTGGTTCCATTCTCAGCATCATGCCACATCCTGTAGAAGTGGTTCATACCATGAGGCGTTGATACTATGATGACTTTGGTGCTTTTACCAGAAGTGATAGTAGGATATACAGAGGAAAAGAATGCGTCAGCAATATGATTAGGAACAAAGGCAAACTCATCAAGGAAAAGAATGTTGAAAGACATACCTCTAACTGCTGAAGCTGAGGTGGATGCTGCGAGGATTTTACTTCCATTTTCTAACTCCAGTGAACCCTTGTTCCATGATAGGATGCCCTGCTGCATCCACTTAGGTAAGTTTTCATAAGCAATCTGTAATCTGCTCAGAAGTTCTCTAGCAGTTGATGCTTTGTTAGCGAGGATGCCAATATTAACACTATCATTAAAGACGACGTGGTGAAGAAGAAAAGAAATAACAGTCGTGCTTTTGCCAGTCTGTCTTGGCATCTTGCAGATGTTAAATCTATTCTTGTAAAAGTTGTTAATAAGTTTTTCTTGGAAGTCATAGGTCTTAAATGGTTGTAGACCATGATCAAGAGTCACGATTTTTACATGATTCTGTGCAAAGTACACAGGATCATCCTTACATTTTAAATACTCTTCAATGTTCTCCTGAGTGAACTCAATCTGAGTATTTGCTTTTTTTAGATTAGGATTACCAAGATAAATTTCACTCATTTAGTTTACTGTATAGGTCAATTCTTTAAGGTCAATATGAGTTCCTGATGTTCTGATGTCATTTTGGATGGACATGATACCCATCCTGATTGCTCCACCACCAAGGGTGTTAGTTGAAGTGGCAATCCTTTCAGGTGCTGATGCATTATCAGGAGTTACATCCCACCATT